GTCTGACGTCCGCTCCTGCGGGCGCTGCGACCGGGAGCTGGACACGGCCTGGCCATCCGGCGTCCCGACCGTCTCCCTGCGCCTCGAGCGGGTCTACCACGTCCGGCGTCCCGACGGCACGCTGACGAATGAGCCGGCCGGGTTTCTGACCCGCACGGTGTGCCTGGTCTGCGGCGACCACCTGTGGCGCACGACGCGGGCGCAGCTGGACCGGAATTATGGCCGCTGAGAACCGCGGGGAAACCCTCCCCGTCTCGCTGGTGCGGGGGCGGCCGTTCGCCCCCGGGAACTCGGCCAATCCGGGGGGGCGCCCCAAGGGGCTGGCCTCCCTGGTGCGGGAGCAGACGCGGGACGGCGCCGAACTCGTGCAGTTCATGCTCTCCGTCCTGCGGGGCCGCAAGAAGGCGCCCCTGCGGTCGCGGATGGAGGCGGCGGCCTGGCTGGCCGACCGGGGCTTCGGCAAGGCCCTCCAGCAGATGGAGCTCTCGAGCCCCGGGGCGGAGCAGCTGGTGATCCGGGTGGTGTACCCCGATGCCGACCCTGACGGTGACCCTGCCTAGACCCCACCCGGCGCAGGCGAGGATCCTTCGCGGACAGGCCAGGTTCAATGTGCTGTCATGCGGGAGAAGATTTGGCAAGACCACCCTCGGGGTCAACCGGCTGGTGCTCAAGGCGCTGCCGGGCCAGCCCGTGGCCTGGTGCTCCCCCTCCTACCGCATGCTCACCGAGGTGTGGCGGGACGTGCGCCGGGCGGCCGCCCCCGTCCTGACCCGCGTCGACAGCCAACAGCACCGGCTGGAGCTCCTGGGGGGCGGCGTGATCGAGATGTGGAGCCTCGACCAGCCCGACGTGGCCCGGGGGCGCAAGTACGCCGAGGTGATCATCGACGAGGCGGCCATGGTCAGGCACCTCGAGGAAGCCTGGAACGCCGTGCTCCGGCCGACCCTGGTCGACTACCGCGGCGGCGCCTGGTTCCTCTCCACCCCCAAGGGCCTCAACTTCTTCAAGCGGCTCTACGACCGGGGGGCCGACCCCGGCTACCCGGACTGGGCGGCCTGGCAGATGCCCACCCTCAGGAACCCCTACATCCCCGCCGACGAGGTGGAGGACTCCCGGCGCACGCTGCCCGAGCGCACCTTCGCCCAGGAGTTCGAGGCCGTCTTCCTGGAGGACGAGGGGGCCGTCTTCCGCAACGTCCGGGAGAGCGCCACCGCCGTCCCCCAGCAGGGGGCCGTCGACGGCCACCGCTACGCGGTGGGCTGTGACTGGGGGAAACTCGAGGACTTCAGCGTCATGGCGGTCATCGATCAGACCACCAAAGAGCTGGTCGCGCTGGACCGCAGCAACCGGGTGGACTATGCCCTGCAGGTGGGCCGGCTCGAGGCCCTGTGCGCCCGCTTCCGGCCCGACGCGGTCTACTGCGAGCAGAACGCCATGGGGGAGCCCATCGTGGAGCAGCTGCAGCGCAAGTCCCTGCCCGTCTACCCGTTCGTCACCACCAACGCCAGCAAGGCCGCCGTGATCGACGGTTTAGCGCTGGCCTTAGAACGTGGCGAGTTGCGCCTCCTGCCCGACGACGTGCTGCTCAACGAGCTGCTGGCCTACCAGGCCGAGCGGCTCCCCTCGGGGCTCCTCCGCTACGCCGCGCCCGAGGGGAGTCACGACGACTGCGTGATCGCGCTCGCGCTGGCGTACTATGGGGCCAGCCGACCGACGGAGTGGGTGTTCTAGATGGCCACGATCCTGACCCGGGCCCGCGACTTCCTCCTGGGCGAGCCGCCCCCGGCGGCGCCGCCCCCGCCCCCGCCCGAGGCGGCCCCGGAGGTGAAGCAGTTCGTCTTCACCACGGACACCTACTACGACGGCCTGGCGGACGTCCTGTACCCCACCGTCTCGCAGGCCTTCGGGGGCTCGGCCTCGACCCTCAACTCGGCCGTGTACGCCTGCCTCAAGGAGTTGGCCTCGGCCTTCCAGGAGGCCCCCCTGCGGGTCTCCCGGCACGGGGCCGACGGGACGGAGGACTGGGTGGACGAGCACCCCCTGATGGAACTGCTCGCCGACCCCCACCCGTCGCTGTCGCAAGCCGAGGTCAACTCCTGGCTGGCCTTCACCCTGAACGTCAACGGCAACGCCTACCTGCGCAAGATCCGCGACCGCACCGGCGCCGTCGTCCAGCTGTGGCCGATCTCGCCCGTGGCCATGCGCCCGGAGACGACCGAGGCCGACCGGCAGGCCGGGGTCTTCATCTCCCACTACCTCCTGGACGACGGCCGGGGCCGGCGGGAGGAGGTGCCCGTGCTGGACGTCGTCCACTTCCGGATGGGGATCGACGACGCCGACCACCGGATGGGCATGTCCCCCCTGCGGCGCCTGGTGCGGGAGCTCAGCAGCGACGAGGAGGCCACCCGCTTCACCGACGCCGTGCTGAAGAACACCGGGGTGACCTCGCTGGCCGTCACCGTCCCCCCCGGGCCGGTGCTGACCCAGGAGCAGGCCGACCAGGTGCGGGAGCGCCTCCAGGAGAGCCTGACCGGGACGAACCGGGGGCGGGTGGCCGTCGTCGCCAACGGGGGCACGGTGCAGCAGCTGGGCTTCTCCCCCCAGCAGCTCGACCTCAAGGTGGCCCACTACATCCCGGAGACCCGGATCGCCGCCGTGATGGGCGTGCCCCCCACCCTGATCAACCTGGCCTCGGGGCTGGAGCACTCGATCTACAACAACGTCCGCCAGGGGCAGGAGCACTTCTACGAGCAGACCATCAACCCCCTCTGGCGGGACGTGGCCGCCACCTACACCAAGCAGCTCCTGTGGGTGGACTACACCCCCGACCGGGCGGTGCGGTTCCGCTACGACACGACCAACGTGCGGGCCCTCCAGGAGGACCTCAACGAGGTCTACGTGCGGGTGAGCACGGCGGTCGAGAAGGGCTGGCTGACCAAGGACGAGGCCCGGGCCCAGGTGGGGCTGGAGCCCCTGCCGAACGGCCTGGGGGAGGCGAAAGACCCGCTGGAGCAGGCCCGCCAGATGGCCGAGCTGACGGCCCAGAACCGGCCCCCGGGCGGCCAGCAGGACGACGGGCAGCAGCAGGACGGGCAGCAATCGCAGCAGGAGCGGCGCAGCCGGCCGGTGCCGGAGGCGAAGCAGGGCGGCTACGCCTACCTGCCCGACCTGATGGCCCTGTTGCAGACGATGGCGAGGCCGATGCTCGAGCAGGACCTGGAGGCGTACTTCGCGAACCAGGCCGAGCGGGTGCTCTCCCGGGCCAAGGAGGGGTGACGTGCCGCTCAGGTTCCTGGCGTCCGCGGAGGAAATCCGCGAGACGATCAACGCCCACTTGCTGCACGGGCTCTCCGCCGTCGCTCAACGCCGTTCACTACCGCTCGTCAGCACTATTGACGAGATGGAAGAAACGGCGAAGGCGTATGTGGCGGGCATCATCGACGGCGAGGGGAGCATCTCGCTGGCGAGGCACTTCGGGGCGCGGACCTATGGGCGCTACGTCTACCCGGTGGTGCGGGTGGCGAACACCGACCGGCGCTTGATCGATTGGCTCGAGGAGAACGTGCCGCTGAAGGCCGCCCGGCAGTACCGGTCGGCCATGAACGAGCGGTGCAAGGACGTCCACCACATCGGGTGGGCGGGGGCCCAGGCGTATGCGCTGCTCCGCATCCTGCGGCCCTTTCTGGTGCTGAAGGGTGAGCAGGCGGACGTGGTGTTGGGCCTCGAGGCGAGGAATGCGGCGGCGCTCGAGGCGGCGGGGGTGAAGCGGTTCGGGCACGGGCGTGAATTGCCCGAGGACTTGCACCGCGCCCGGCAGGCAGCGTACGAGCGACTGTTGGTGCTGAACCGGAGAGGAGTCAGCGGCCATGCCATTGACGCGTAAGGGCGCGAAGATCATGCGGGCGATGCGCAAGACGTACGGGTCGGCGAAGAAGGCCAAACAGGTCTTCTTCGCGAGCGCGAACGGCGGGAGGATCAGCGGCGTCCACAAGAAGCGGAAGCGGCGCTGAGGGCACGGCGATGGCGAAGGCGAGGCTGGGATCGGGCAAGCGGTTCGCGGGGCTCAAACGGTCTCTGGCGCGGAAGGGCGCGCGCAACCCGGGCGCCCTCGCCGCCTGGATCGGTCGGAAGAAGCACGGCGCGAAGAAGATGGCGAAGATGGCGGCGCGGGGCCGGAAGCGCAAGTGACGACTCCGACTGCGGGCCTTCCCGTGGAGTTCCTGCGGCGCATCCGTTACGGGCGCGGTGGGGCGGCTGCGCTTGAGATGGCCCGAGCCGGTTTGAAGCCCGCCGTGGCCCTCTTCCTCGCCCGCCGAGGCTACAGCACCCCGGGGGCCGTTCGCGATGCGTCCGACGCCGAACTGCTCAGCCTGTATGGGTTCGGGGAGAGCCGACTGCGGGCCGTGCGGGAATGGGCGGCGGCCCACCCGCCGCCGACACCGGGGCCGCTCCCGGACTGGCTGGCCGAGGAGTAGTCGGTGAAGCTGAGCGACCTCTACGACCCGGACGAGGAGCAGGGGCTGCTGGCCCGGGTGCTCCTGCCCCGGTACCTCCGCATGCTCGAGGCCGTGCAGGAGTTGCTCCAGACGGTCTTCCCCTTCCTCACGCCCGACGAGTTCCGGCTGGACGACCAGGCCACCCGCAAGCAGCTGGCCCTGGGCGCCGAGCAGGTGGTGCGGATCGACCAGAGCACCCGCGACCAGCTGCGGGACGTGCTCCGGGAGGGCCAGCGGCGGGGCTACTCGGACCTCGAGATCGCGGACGGCGTCCCCGAGGACGGCTTCGGGGGCATCCGAGGACTCTACCTGGAGACCTGGCGGGGGCGGCCGGAGACGATCGCCCGCACCGAACTGGCCACCGCCCAGCACGCCGCCTCCCTCGACCGGTACGCCGCCACGGGGCTGGTGAGCCACGTCCGCATCCACGAACACGAGGACACGGACGAGCCCTGCGCCTCCCGCAACGGCAAGGTGGTGCCCATTACTGAGAAGCCCGGGCTCCTACACCCGAACTGCCGGCTCGGGCTCGAGCCGATTGTGACTGAGGAGGCGGCGTGACCACCACCTACTCGCTCCGAGTGGTCTGTGATGAGCGGCTGTCCCCGGAGTGCGTGGGGGAGCACGTCGAAACCCTCACGTATCTCCGCGAGATCGACTACGCCCATGGCCGGCTGTGGGAGGCGGGATGGGTGCGGGGCTACCGGGGTCGGGACTTCATCGAGAACGCCTCGCACGACGCCTGCCCGGCCTGCGCCGCCCTCCTGCTCCGGCCGCAGCCCCACGAACGGCAACCGTGACCACGACGCTGCCCCGCCCCCGCCTCGACCCCCTGCGGGACGCGCCCCTGGTGGGCCCCTCCGTGTTCGCTAAGGTGGCGAGCCCCGGGGTGCAGGACGCCTGCAACATGTGGCGGGTCTGGCAGCCCTTCTGGGCCCTCCACGAGCGCGGCTACCCGGTGGCCTGGGCCCCGGGCGAGGCCCTCACGCCGGGCTCCGGCGCCGGCTGGTACCAGCTCCACCTGATCCAGCGGGCCGGGGCGCTGCCCCACCAGCGGGCGCCGATGGCCCGCTGGTTCGGCCGCATGCGGGACGCCGGCAAGACGGTGGTGTACGAGTGCGACGACGACCTCTTCACCCCCTTCGCTCCCCGCCAGCTCAAGCGCCGCGCCCCCCGCGGGAAGTCCCTGCAGGCCCTCGAGGAAGAGCGGCTGGGCGCGCTGTGGGTACTGGAGCGGTGCGACGGGGTGACGGTCACCACCCAGGCCCTGGCGTCCACCGTGCGCCGCTTCACGGACGCCCCCGTGGAGGTGGTGCCGAACGCCCCCGACGTGGCCTGGTTCGACCGCTTGCGCCCCCTCGCGAGGCGCACGATCCCGCCCCCCACCATCGGCTGGGCCGGCGGGGGCCGCCCCGACGCCGACCTGGAACAGATGGGGGAGGCGTGGCGCCGCATCGCCCGGCGCCACCCCGCCGTGACCTTCGTCGTGCTGGGCGCGAAGGACGACGTCCTGGCCCGCTACGTCCCGGCCGACCGGCTCGTGCGCCTGCCGTGGGTCAACGTGCTGGAGTACCCCCTGGGGCTGGTCGACCTGGACATCGGCTGCTGCCCCCTGGAGGACCAGCCCTTCAACCGCTGCAAGTCCCCGATCAAGGCGTGGGAGTACGCCCTGATGGGCGCCGCCGTGGTGGCCAGCCCCGCCGTGTACAGCCGGGTCATCCGGGACGGGGAGAACGGCCTGTTGCCGGCGACGGCCGAGGGGTGGGAGTGGGCGCTGTCCCAGCTGCTCGAGGACGACGAGCGGCGCCGGGCGTACCAGGCCGCCCTCGAGCGCGACGTGCGCACCCGGTGGTCGCTGGAGGCGAACCTGTGGCGGTGGCCGGCGGCCTGGAACCGGCTGTGGCGGGGGGAGCGGTGATGCGGGACTACCGGTGCCGGAGCTGCGGGCGGCTGCTGTTCCGGAGCCCGGAGCCGCACGGACGGGTGGACATCGTCTGCCCCGAGCGGCGCTGCCGGGTCTTCCAGACCGTCCTGCTGGAGTCCGAGCAGAAGGCCGCCGCCTTGACCCCCGCGCCGGGGGCGCGTAGACTGACGCCAGAAACCGCATAGACGGGCCGACGAGCCCTCCCGCCCGAGGCGCGCACGACGCGCCGGGCCGGAGGGCTCTCGCGTTGTCCGGCATCGTCTACGGCGCCCCCCAGCGCATCGCGGAGGTCAAGGCCGCCGACGACGGGTGGGAGGTGGCCGGCTACGCCTCCACCTGGGACCCCGACCTGGGGGGCGACGTCGTCCACCCCGGGGCCTTCAAGGCCACCCTCGAGGCCGGGGGGCGGGTGCGGTTCCTCTTCGCCCACGACGCCGCGCAGGTGCTCGGCAAGCCCCTGGAGCTGCGGGAGGACGAGCGGGGCCTCTACGGGCGCTTCCGGATCAGCAAGACCCGCCTGGGCCAGGACGTCCACACCCTGCTGACGGACGGCTCCCTCGATAGCTTCTCCATCGGCTTCATCCCCCGGGACTTCGACCACGACGAGAAGGCGAACGTCCGCACCCTCAAGGCGGTGGAGCTGCTCGAGGTCTCGGTCGTCTCGCTGCCCATGCAGCCCCGGGCCACCGTGACCTCGGTCAAGGAGGCCGCCCCCGCCCGCCCCGCCCGGAGCGACCGCCCGGCGGCCGTCTCCCTGACGGAGGCCCACCTGCGCCGCCGGCGCATCAACGAAGGCCGCCGCGCCTTGGGAATGGAGCCCACCAGATGGCCGCAGCCGTGACCGAGCTCGGACCCAACATGACCCTGGAGGACATGCGCCGGGAGGCGAAGGCCCGCTACGAGCAGGCCAGCGAGATCGAGGCCAAGCACGCCGAGCCCGGCGCCGAGCCCCTCTCGGGGGCCGAGCTGGAGCGGGTCAAGCAGCTGCTGCTGGAGGGCGACCTGCTCCACGAGCGGATCGGGGAGGCCGAGGACGTCCGGGCCCTGACCGAGAAGACCCAGCAGATGCTCGACCACTACTCCCGGCCCGTCCTCCCCGCCCAGCCGGGGCAGGGCGAGCCCAAGGGGCGGCGCCTCACCCCCGGCGAGCAGTTCGTGCGCAGCCTCCAGTACCTCGAGGTCAAGAACAAGGGGCTCCTCCACAACTCCCTGCACAAGCTGGACTTCTCGGCCCCCCTCTCGGACGGCACCTCGCTGCTGGAGTGGAAGGCGACCCTGGCCGGGAGCGTGGCCACCTCCGGCGGGGCCCTGGTCCCCAACGACGTGCGGTCGACCGTGGTCGATACGCTCTTCCCGCAGATCAACGTCCTCGACCTGATCCCCCGCCTGACCACCGAGAGCGACGCCCTGGACTACGTCCGGCAGACGACCCAGACCCTCAACGTGGGGTTCGTGGCGGAGGCCACCGGCAGCGCCTCGACCGGCACCGACGGGCGCAAGCCGGAGAGCGCCCTCGGGTACACCAGCGCCACCGCCTACGTCCGCACGGCGGCCACGTGGCTCCCGGTCACGAACCGGCTGCTCGCGGACGCCCCGGCCATCCGGGGCATGATCAACAGCCAGCTCCTGATGGGGATCACCCAGGCCGTCGAGCAGCAGGTGATCAGCGGCGACGGCACGGGCGAGAACCTGCTGGGCATCCTCCAGACCCCCGGCCTCCAGACCTTCGCCCGGGGCGCCTTCAACGAGGTGGACGCCCTGTTCCACGCCCGCACCCTGTGCCGCACCGGCTCCAAGCTGGCCCCGACCGGGGTCGTCATGCACCCCGTGGATTATGAGCAGGTCAGGTTACTCAGGGAGAACGCGGCGAGCGCCACCCTGGGGCAGTACCTGATGGCCCCGCCCAACACGCTCGGCGTCCCCACCGTCTTCGGCATGCCCGTGGTCGAGAGCGAGAACATCGCCGTCAACACCGTGCTCGTGGGCAACTTCAGCCAGGGCTGCAGCATCTTCGACCGGGAGCAGAGCGCCATCCGGGTCGGGCTGATCAACGACCAGCTCATCCGCAACCAGCAGACCATCCTGGCGGAGCAGCGCTTAGCTTTTGTTGTGTGGCGTCCACCCGCTTTTGTTTCCATTACGGCCTACTAGCGTGCGCCGGGGCTACGAGGACAAGCAGATGACCCCCGTTGCCGCGGGGTCGCGTCCGGGCTCGGCGGGTGCTCCCGAGGGCCC